GCTGGTCAAATTGACGTTCGGTGATCCGTATGACATGAAGCAATTCACCAGAAACGCCGGTGTCCCGACATGGGAGGGCAACATACCGTTCCCGAACCGAGTCCTCGCTGACTTGCCGACAGCCATCCCCCAATACCGCTGGCGCAAGGTGTATCTCGACGGTGAATGGAAAATCAGTTCGGGTGAAATCACCATCCTTGCTTTGTTCGATTCTTACACGCAGAAGATGTATCAATGGGTGCAGCACGAAGAAATCACACCAGGCGGTCATTCGAGAGTCAGCTGCAAGGCTCACCCAGAGGGCAAGACCAACCTCGACTACGACCCACACCTGCTGGCCTTCAACAATGAGCATGACCTTCTCAAGCACTTCTGCCAATACTTGCGCCGCCTTGACCCAGACATGATAATCGGCTGGGCCTTACAATGGGCTGACATCAAGCAGATAGCGCAGCGCATGAAGGTCTGCGGCCTCAATCCTGGCGACCTATCTCCTTACAAGAAGCACCGCTACGAATACATGGATTGGGATCAGCCGATACCTGGTGTCGCTTGCCTTGACCTCAAGACAGGCTTCGAGAAGTTATGGGTGCTGAAGCATGGTCAGCTCGACTCAAAGAAGCTTGACGACGTGGCTTGGCTTGCCTTACAAGAGCGCAAGGTGGAGCTGCCTGACGGCCATGACACCTATTATTCGGACATCGGGACTTATCTCGACTACAACCTTCGAGACGTGGAGCTGATGCCGAGGCTGGATGCCTTGCTTAACGTGAGCGAGCATTTCATTTCACTTGCTCATGCTTGTCAAATCCGCTTTCGTGACACCCCCCATGTCACCAAGCTGGCTACAAGCCTGTTCCTCATGGATGAAGAGTTTGAAGAACGCATCCCGTCGAAGCCGCAGTTCACCAAAATGGACTACGAAGGCGCAGACATTCAAGAGCCAGAGCCAGGTGTTTATCCGAATGTCGGCATCCTCGACATCAAGGCCATGTACCACAGCAACGCAGCCAAGCACAACATCTCATGGGACACCCTAAGCAATACCGGCGAGGACTGCGGCAACGGCTCTCGATTCACCAAGGAAAAGAAGGGCTTGCTTGTTCGCACGATGGACAAGCTCACGGATCAGCGAAACGAGTACAAGGCTATGATGAAGTCCGACCCAGAGAACAAGGCGACCTGGGACGCTATGCAACACGCTATGAAGTCGTTAGTCGCAAGCCTATACGGTATCTGCGGTGATGCGAAGTTTGGTATGTACCACCCAGAGATTGCCGCCGCCATCACTTTCACCAGTCGTCAAACGTTGTTTCAACTGCGGGACATCAGCGAGGAATACGGCCACAAGTGCCGTTACGGACACACCGACTCGGTATTCGTCGATCTCGCCAGTCCCGAAGAAGGAATAGCTCTCATCGAGAAGGTCAATCAGCGCATGGCTCCAATCGAAACGGAGTTTGAGAAGTGGTGTTCTGCCTTCTTCATCAGGGCAAAGAATCGCTATGCTTGCAGGGTCACATGGACTGACGGGCAACACCACGAACCGCAGACTTACCTCAAGGGCTTGGAGCTGATTCAAGCAAGGATGCCAGCGGTCATGAAGAAAGCCATGCTGACTACGCTCAACGCCATGCTTGAAGGTGCAGGGCAGCAGCAGGTGGACGACAACCTTTCGCAGATTATCGAGAACACCCTCGCTGGACGTTTAGATGGCGACCAGCTTTTCATGCGAGGCAAGCTCAAGAAGAACCTCGACAAATACGACACGCTCTCTGGGCCGTCTGCTGGTGCAGCTTGGGCGAACAAACACTTGGGGAAGGGCTACAAGGCCGACGATTACTTCATGGTCGCTATCAACGACCAAGGGGCGTATATCGCCTTTGATGATGTCTCTGACATCGAGGGCATAACCAAAATCGGTTATCGTGCTATGGTGGATCGGTTCATCGTGCAGAAGGTCATGTCGCTTTACGAGGTGGTGGGTTGGTCGCCGCAGAAAATTATCAACACAATGAATGGAATAGGTGGTACAGAATGGCTTTGATTTTGAATGGAAATTGCTTGGAGAAAATGAAAGAGATGGCGGATAACTCGGTGGACAGCATCGTCACCGACCCCCCGTATGGTTTGTCCTTTATGGGTAAGAAGTGGGACTACGACGTGCCTTCCGTAGCGATATGGGGAGAAGCCCTTCGAGTTCTCAAGCCTGGAGGACACTTGCTCGCTTTCTCTGGTTCTCGAACCTATCACCGCATGGTCGTGAACATTGAGGACGCTGGCTTTGAGGTTCGAGATCAAATCATGTGGATTTACGGCAGCGGCTTTCCGAAGTCGCTCAACATATCGAAAGCGATTGACAAGCATCTGGGCGTTGAGCGTGAGAAGGTTCGGGTGGATTATCACCCAAACCAGATGCTCATGCGAGAGGACTTGAATGACCGACCTTGGATGCAGAAGGCGAAGGAGCTTGGGTATCACGAACTGGCCGGTGATAAGCCAGCTTCACCGGAAGCCGAACAATGGGACGGCTGGGGAACAGCTCTCAAGCCAGCACACGAACCCATCGTTCTTGCTCGTAAGCCACCTATCGGAACGCTGACAGAGAACGTGCTTGAGCATGGGATAGGCGGCTTGAACATTGACGCTTCGAGGATAGGTCATAACGATCCGGACATCGAAAGGAAGGACACCACCAGCCCGACCACGGAGCTGCATTTCTCTGGGGATAGGGCAGGTGAGCGTGGGGCTGGCCCTGCGCCAGAAGGTCGCTTCCCTGCTAATATCTTGCACGACGGCAGCGAGGAAGTGCTGGCGAGGTTTCCGGAGGCGGGTGGCGGTTTCGGCATTCGCGGTGCCGGGCGAAGCATTTACGGCGACGGCCTCGACAATGAGATCGGCCAAACAGTCGGGTTCGGCGATTCCGGCTCCGCTGCCCGCTTCTTCAAAGAGGCACAGTTTAGCAAACAAGAAATGGGTCGCTTCCCTGCAAATGTGATTCATGACGGCTCTCAAGAAGTCGTTGATAACTTCCCAAACACGAACTCGACTGTTCCTTCCGAAGCTAACAAGCGAGGGGGCGATTTCCCCAGCGAGAACACAATCAAGCTTGGGCTGAAGGAGGTTCAACGAACAGGCTTCAGCGACGAAGGTTCGGCAGCTCGGTATTTCAAAGAGGTGTCCTTCTCGAAGCAAGAAGGCCGCTTCCCTGCAAATGTTATCCATGACGGATCAGAAGAAGTGCTTGAGCAATTTCCAGAAACAGGCAAAAGCGCAGGTGGTCGAATAGGGAATGCTGAAGGAGCTTTCTCTGGATTAGGAGAAACAGGATTCACTACCGAACATGAGAAAGGCGACCCTGGCTTTGGTGATAGTGGTTCAGCAGCCCGTTATTTCAAGGAGGTTTCATTCTCTAAGCAAGAGCATGAGCCTATCGTGCTTGCTCGAAAGCCCCTTGAAGGAACCGTGGCCGAGAATGTGCTTGAACACGACACAGGCGGATTGAACATTGATGAATCAAGAGTCCAGTATGAGCAGAATGACCGCCTTCTCAAAGGAGGCTCTTATGGCGGGAATAGGAAGAATCAAGGCGGAGAATCAATTTTTGGGAACGGTGGTGGAGAGGCTTCATACGAAGAGGGGTTGCCTTCGGGCCGCTTCCCTGCGAACATTATTCACGATGGATCAGAAGAAGTCCTCGAAGGCTTCCCCCACACCACCAGCGGTGACGGTAAGCCTCACCACATAACGAGGGAGTCTCAAAGCACATCAATGTCAGGCAAGAATTATGGTGGTCGAACCTTGAACACCTTTGGCGATTCGGGGTCAGCTGCACGATTCTTTTATTGTGCCAAGGCGAGCAAGTCCGAGCGCAACGCCGGACTCGAAGAGTTTGATGAACGGCAAATGGGACGCAACCAAAGCTCGCTTGAGGGCGGCAAAATGCTGACAGGATCGGGCAACGAGCGAAGCAACGTCAAGCAGAACTTTCATCCTACGGTGAAGCCTATCGCCTTGATGGAATACCTCTGCCGCATGATAACACCGCGTGGTGGTGTTGTCCTCGACCCGTTCATGGGTTCAGGCACGACCGGTATTGCTGCACTTCGCCTCGGCTTTGAGTTCATCGGCATTGAGATGGACAAGGACTACGCCGATCTTGCTACGGCTCGAATCGCTCATTGGGTGGACATGGAGCTTGAGTTTGACGATGAGGAAGTCATGCTCAAGCGCAAACCCCAGGCCGAATGGTTGTGAATTGTAAGACTGTTTATATGGGGGTTGTTCATGGGTGTTGCTATGGGCGAACAGATTCGGTACATCAGCCTCTTTTCAGGGGTTGAGGCTTGCTCTGTCGCTTGGCATCACATGGACAATTGGTTACCCCAAGCGTTTGCCGAGTTCGACGAGTTCCCAAGTGCTGTGCTGAAACACCAATTCCCCCATATACCAAACGTAGGAGATGTGACGAAACATGACTGGAAGCAATACAAAGGACAAATCGAACTCATTGTTGGCGGCTCACCCTGTCAATCGTTCTCGGTTGCAGGGCGAAGACTTGGACTGGATGATCCACGTGGCAACCTTGCCCTCCACTTCTTACGAATTGTTGATGAGATTCGACCGACATGGTTCCTCTTCGAGAATGTCCCTGGCCTCTTGTCATCGGACGACGGACGGGACTTTGCTGCCTTCCTCCGGCAAGTGGAGGAAATCGGGTATGGGTGCGCTTACAGGGTTCTTGACGCTCAATACTTCGGAGTTCCACAAAGACGCAGACGCGTGTTTGTTGTCGGGCATATTGATGGAGATTGGCGACGTGCCGCAGCGGTTTTATTTGAGCCAGAAGGCTTGTCGAGGAATCCTCCGGCGCGCAAAACGCAGGGACAAGGAGCTTCCACCAATGCTCGACCAAGCACTTCGACGGGTGGCACAGATCGACGAAGAGGAATAAACGACATTTTGGACTCAAGCCCTGCTGGGGCATTGACCACCGAGATTTACCACCGTCGAGGCTACGGAAACCAAACCGTTGATACCCATGCGGCTCTGATCCCAGAGGTCGCAGATACCGTCGCAGCCAAGTGGCAGAAAGGTGCTGATGTGCAGCTCGGCTCGCAGTCTGGCGGCAACATCATTCCTGTCGCTGTTGATTTGTTTAACCAGCTTGAAACAGGCGACGTGCATTGTGCCTTGCGAACAGCAGGGGGTCATGGCGCACCTGCGGTTATGGTGTATGAGAATCACGGACAAGACTCAAGGGTGAAAGAAATCGAGGTGGCCCCGACCATACCGGCCAAGGCTGGGACAGGCGGCAACAACCTTCCTATCGTCACGCAACCTGTCTGGGCTGCCGACTTGAGCCAAAAGGCCGAGGGTATCGGTATGGCTGAAGAGGTAGCAAACACCGTCGCACCAGGCACACACCCTGGACACGGCAACCATGTGATTCATTCGTTTGACTCGACATTCGGCGGTCAATCCAACGTGTTCGACCAACACACGCCGCCTCTCAAGGTCGGTAGCGGTCTGGGTATTCCTTCACCGCCAGCGGTCACTCAGGAGCTTGCTGTCCGTCGCCTCACACCTATGGAATGCGAGCGATTGCAGGGCTTCCCCGATGGGTGGACACAGATACCGTGGAAAGGCAAACCGAAAGAGCGTTGTCCAGACGGGCCTCGTTTCAAGTGCATGGGTAACAGCATGGCTGTTCCTGTCATGCGCTGGATAGGCGAAGGTATTGAGCTGGTCAATCGTATTCCTCGAACAGAAGCTCCACAGCAAGAAGAATTGGGGTGGCTTTGATGAGCTACGAAGTCCTCATTGGTGATTGTGTCGAGAGCATGAAGAAGCTTCCCGACGAGTCCGTGGATATGTGCGTGACCAGTCCTCCGTACTGGGGTCTTCGAGACTACGGCGGCAACGGTAAGGTTTGGGGTGGTGATCCCAGCTGCAGCCACGATTGGGAGGGCTACACCAGACCAAGCGAGAACACACGCAACAACGACAATTCTCTGCAATTGAAGTCAGCGTATTGGGAACCACAGGATCAAGCGTTCTGCAAACATTGTGATGCTTGGTTCGGACAGCTCGGACTCGAACCAACGCCTCAGCAATTCGTCAAGAACATGGTCGAAGTGTTTGAGGAAGTCCGACGCATCCTCAAGCCTCACGGCACGTTATGGTTGAACCTTGGTGATTCGTACTGTGGTACAGGCCACAAAGGGACGGACATGAAAGATAAGAAGCACCCAGAAGGGAGAAACGGACAAGTTGTTGCCGTGAATAACAAAATTGAGGGGCTGAAGCGAAAAGACCTGGTGGGTATTCCTTGGCGCGTAG